CAGGATTATAGTCCCCAGACTGAAATATGCAGTGACGTACTCTTAAATCACCGCAAGTGACCCTAACAAACTAACAATGTATGAACCGTAGCCGAAGCCGGAAACAAAAACAAAACATACAAAGTAAAAATATACTAAACGGCCGGTGCCATATCCGGCAAAGCAATCAACAAAAACAAGATCACAAAAATATTACTTATTAGATTTCTTCTTAACAACGTGTATATGTTCATCCAAATCATCGAACGCATAATCCGAATGTTTACTTTTGGAATCAAGGGTGTCTTCACGATCAACAACACGATTCTTAAGCGCCGTGATTTCACCGGTGATTGAGGTATTAAATTCGCACAACTCAAAATCAATATTCATGTACACGTCAGCATAAATAGTGCCAGCTGAATCTGTACCATTACGGACACCAGAAACGACAAACAAACCGGCACAGGAATCTCTCATATCAGCACCAATCTCGGCAGTCATATAAGCTCCACCGCCAAGTGGATTGGCCATATAATATTTCTTATTGCGCTCGAGTCCATCAGCAATGACAACACAATCACGATAAAGCACCTCAGTGCAGGATGATGGTAAGCTACTAATCTGGTTCTCAGTGAGAAATGAAAACCCACCACTAACCTGACCAGTATTCTGTGGCCAGGTGGGATCACGAGCGTAACCTAACGTGACAACAGCATTATTCGATGTATTAACACGGGGCATAATTTTCAACGAGGCAAAATTAACACGAAAACACTGAAAACAACTAGCCAGATTGGTAACAAAACTGGGGTAATACCAAGTGGCGCTAGGATTCAACGGCAAAACAAAATCATAATTGGACGAAGTGATTCCCATACGTCCGAACACAGGAACATTGGCAGAGGTAGAGGTGCCAACAGCAATCTGGCAAACTTTAAAATGCATCATCATTCGCATATCACCCTTACCCCTGCCCTGAGAAAACTTAAATTTAGGTCCTGCCTTCGCATTCAATGCGTAAGAAACAGCAGGAAACTTATTATAACGGCGTGCAGTTTTACGATTTGGTCGAGCACGCGGATTACGACCATTAAAAGTAGTAGGACCACGTTGTTTACGACGAGGCGGTCGACGTGATACAACAGGGCCCTTCTTCTCAGTCTTCTTCGCTTGCTGCTTATTCATACCAACAACAGGCGGTTTATTGGAGGCGCCATAACGGCTCTGACGCACATCAGGATCGAACAGAGTCTTAACGACCGCACCACCATGAGCGATGGCGCCGCGTCCGATAACTTCTAATGGTTTGTAATAAAACGGAACATCGGAACGCAGTCCACGTTCAAAATAATCATAATTCTGACGGTAGCGGTCAATCGACGCTCCAACTGACTGTTTTAAACTTGGAAAATCACCACGATCAAACGGATTACGTTCACCAAATTGCATTGTAAACGGTAGTTTTCGAGGCATCCAAACGGTAGTTTCTCGAGCATCCGCAAACAACAAAATTCAACAAACATAATGGGAATAATAATGAAGTTGATCAAAAGTACAAAATTCCAAAATAGAAGGGTGGGAATAAGGTTCAAAAGGCATACGGGAAAAGAAATCTTCTAATAACAACTGCTTTACAACAGATATCCCAAAGACATCAAACATCAATTCCCTTGTGCTATTCTCAATAGGCAACAAAACACGAGAATCAGCGATAGCATCCGCCAACAACAATTGCCAATAACGGGTCGTGGTCAAATCTATAACAGGGTCGACATCATCAGTCAAATGAAGAATGCGTAAAGCAAAAGGCTGCACAATAGGACAACCAGGATATTGATAAATCAAACTGAGAGCACGACTTCGAGCAAGACCACGCCACAAGGAGGGACAATTGGCATAAGCCATATTTACCCAAGAAAAATTCAAAACAACTTTAATGGGATCACAAATGACACGAAAATGTTGATAATCAAATACTTGACCACAAAAACTGGCCAAGTTAGGACGAGGAACATAAACCATTTTAACTCGAAAACCTAACTTAGCAGAAAAACCCTCAGGCAGCATAGGGCCAACATAAGACACAATACAATCATCACCCTCAACAAACATTCGAACATGTTTGCATCCAAACTCATGCAAAATAAACTTGGTGAGCATCAAATTAGAAAAACCATTGCCCACACTGGTGTTCATTTCGCCTGACATCCGTCGAGCAACCAATTTAAAAATATAATGACGGAAAACACAATAATTCTCGGACATAATACATTCCAAATCAGAGAAATCATATGAACCATCAAAGAACAATTTATGCACGTGACGATATAAGGCAAATTCACAAATGTTCATTATGGCTCGGACAAACGAGGCTTCAAACGACGTATAATCAGTGACCAAATACCTCTGCAGGTGCAAATGGGCAGTGTCGGGGTCAACAAACCCACACTGGTGACCAATAACTTCACATATAAGCTTGGCTCTATCAGGAACAGGGACCGTCTTAATAAAGTACTTTATTCCCTGCGCACTGCAGAGTGAATAAACAAGTTCTTCAACAACCTTAATAAAGGGTGCAACTCGAACTTTAAAATCATCAACTCTAGCCAAAATAGCCCGAGGATTCTTATATGTGGGATAAGCTTCATTTTTTATAAAACACTTAACAACACAATCACGACGACTAATCTTCTTACCACGCATGACTGTGTCATTATACAAGCTCAACAACTTGGACTTCTTGGAAGCAGTATAATGAGAACTGCTGAGCCATACCAAGAAGCCCATTTTCTCTTTTAAACAACTGAAGGAGCTACCGCTGGTGCGGTAACCCCCCGGTTGTATATTTCTCTGAACCCACCGGCTACAAAACGACTCAAACCGAGTGAGAAGTGCTTGATCAATTTCCAAAGGAACCCTAGCAACGCGAGCAGCAAACGCAGCAATCTCATTATTTTCATGCCGCATGTCTGGCTGAGGAAACGCAGCCCCTCGGAAGTGAACACCCAACGAAAATCTAACCGCTCGCGACTGTTGTAAATCGATAGGAGCGTCCGTAAAACGCAATATACTGCAGTGCCCGTAATCAGGTAGAGGTGCACGGGCCTCAATGCCACAGATGTAACCGTACTTCCTGACTTGCTTTGACGTTTCTTGGGCGGCACCCCGCCATCCAGTTCCCCGAAAAAAGGTTTATCCGGTACATCTAAAGTAAAAACTCTCCCAGAAGAAAACTTTCCATAATGATAAGCTACAATCTTAGTATTAGGGACAATATTAAAATCATCAAACCTCGAAATATTAACACCAGTAGATAAACGCTCATTATACATGAGGTTCTCAAAATTCTTCCAATCATCATTGAGAGCATTCAATACACCTCCTCGAATAAAGTTTGAATAAGCTTCATAACTAATATAAAATTGTGCCACACGAGTACTAAACGGGATACACAATCCAAAGACTCTCAAATCTTTAATAAACTCTAATTCAACCTCAACGAGCCAGGGATCTTTAGCTTCCATCTTAGCACCCAACAAAAACGTCGGGCGTTCGTCCAATGTTTTACGTTCAATAAGTTGTTTGTAACGACAAACAACATGCTTAGCTAACTTTGACCATGGAACAGCCCGGAAAATGTAATATAACCAAGGACAATGCTGCCAATCCAAAACCTCAACATAATGAAAATTCAAATTAACCATACTTCGATACTCTTGATGAACCTTAATCTTCTTCTCCTCATCATTTGGTGGTGGAATAGGAATGATCGGATCACGAACATCCTTCTTCTCATCCCGAGCATCTCGAGGATCACCAACAGAATGAATGGCGTGCTGAATAACCCTAAGGTCGGGAGCCGAACGCACATCAATATTATACTTGCGATGATATGCACGGTACTCATTCAATGTAGCAGTTAAATTCCGGGAGGCTAATGAATGTTGGTTACGATCAATTTTCACAGCTTCAAGCTCATCTCGAAGATCATTGTAATCGTTGAGCAACTCCCGATACTTCTTCTCGAACGGGCTGACAACTTTCGAAGTTTTTTCACTCTCGGATTTAACATTATCGGCGAAGCTAACTTTTTTCTTTTGTTCAGCCTTACCTCCATCAGCCGACATACTGTGAAGGAATTTACAATTTCCTCGATGACATCGTCCACGGGTAAAGTTAGTACACACACGGGTGCGATGCCTCCGCTCTTCACATCCATCATCACAAACATAAGAACCGGAAGAATCTTCCTTATAACGAGTATAGCAACGACAATTTCTACAAAAAGACAACCGCTTACACTCAGCACCACAATGTTGATCAGACACATAGGAGACATAAGAACGACAAAAAGCACAACGAACAATGGGGCGATCTTTTTGATCACCGCCTAAATCCCCTAAATCTTTACACCCTAAATGAGGACCACACTTTAAAATTGGGTCAACATTAATATTCAAAAACCCATAACATTGACGACAACGTTGATGAAGGAAACAATTCACCATCAAATTAGAACTAGGAGTGCGATCTAAAACACAAATACTACAAGGTGCAAACAAAAATTCAATATCATCAGGATAAGATTGTTTCACAATAGCATCAAACTTAGCACCATTCTTTAAATGTTGCAAAAGAAGATCACCACCATCACGTAAAAACATATAATAGTCTGGACTAGATGGTCGATAATCCTCAACAGATTCACAAAGGGGAAAATCGGCAGATTTAGTAATATTACTCTTAACTAATCCAAATTCTGCTACCTTAGTATCTAACAACGCACAAGCATTCGAAATCTTGTTCGCTGTAGAGAGATTATGACGGCCCGAACTCTTAAGGCGGACAATATCATCCGCAGTTTGGTTCAAACTGTCATTTGCTTCAGTAGTTAAATAGTCTACAGGAGAACCTATACACACCTCAGTGGAGGAACCGACCATAGGCACATCGGTTTTAACAAAAGGAATAGACACTTCAGCAAGAGCACGCTTCTGGAATTCTAAGGAAGTCTCCCCGGTTTTCCGCTGCGGTAACACTGCTTTAATAGGAGGTCTACCCGAAGAATGCGGCACATTCTTCAACTCAGCAGTATCAATCATGGTGCTTGCCAGCGAAGATGACGAACTGCTAACACAACTGGTCTCCGAAGAAACAGAAGTGGAAGAAAAATCAACTTGAGACGAAACAGACGACATCAAG